GCTGACATCACAGGTGAAATAGGCTTTGATGAAAATGCTCAGGTCGTCGACGATGTACTTCACGGCGATGATCCAGAGTATGGTGATCCAGTACAAAAAGAAGGCGGAATGTCAGACGTACACATAGATGCACAAGAAATGGATAAAGAAGAGTTTATAAAAACTTACGGCAAAAATTATGCCAGTTACTGGGACCAAGTGCATGACGAAATTGAAAACCCACAAGATAGGATAATAGACATGGAAGATGATATTGAAACACAATACAATAATATTGTAAACGGCGCAAATTTTAATGGCCCTAGAGAAGGAAATGAGTTTGCTGACAAAGTAACTAAACTTAAACAACAAGGTGCAAAGCCAGGAACTAAGTTTAAAACTTCAGATGGTCAAGAACACACACTGAAAGACGCAATCGAAATGGTTGGAATGGACGTGAATGATTTCTTTTCAGAAGATGAACTAATGGCAGAAGATCAAGAAATTGCAGAAAGAAAAGCTGTTATGGATTTCCTTACAAAACAAGCAGGCAAAATAGGCGGAATGTTGTCAGGAACACAAAAACAAGGATTAGCCAACATTGCTAAAATGGGTGCTGATGGAGCCAAGAAAGTTGCCGGAGCAGGACTTGACGTTGGTAAAAAAGTTGGTGGAGCAATAGTGCGTAACCCAGGTAAAACAGCGGCAATAGGTGCAGGCGGTTATGTAGCAAACAAAGTAGGAGATGTTGCTGATACAGTATCAGGTGGAATGGACGCTGTAAGCGATAAATTTAGCAACGCCGCTGATGCAGTGAAAACTCAAGCAGATAACTTAGGTGCACAGTACAGTGCTTTAGGAAATAAAGTAGCAAATTCAGTAGATGAACTAAAAACGATGGCAGGCGGAGCTCTTGACAATCTACCAAACATGGATAAGATTGCCGCTCTAGCTAAACAACATGCATTACCTGCCGCGGCAGTTATTGGTGTTTTATTAGGTGGTGGATTACTATTGTCCAAAATGCTCGGTGGAAAAGATGACGAAAAAGAATCAATCGGTGAAGGACATCAAAATCAAGAAGTAATGGATATATTAAAACAACATCCAGAAGAATATGCAAAACTAAAAGCAGATGAGGACCTAATGGACATCTATGGTGGTGATCTATACAATGCTTTGTTTGATTATTTTTCAGATGAAATGCCATACGGAACACAAAAAGGTAGAGACGGCGATCCTGTGGTATACATTCAAGATGAATTAGATTCGATGGGGTTAATTTCCCCTGATCGACCAGGGCCATTTGACAATTACAATTTGAAACCTAAGGAAGATAGTGAACTTGCTAGGATCAAACAACTTGCAGGTGAAGGACCCGACGAACCAGGTGCAAAAACAGTTGACCTAAGTCCAGGCGGCAAAGGCGACGAAATGAAACAAAAGAACGAAATTCCGTTGGATGAGTTTATAAAGAGTATGTATGATTACACTCAAAATTCTTTTCCAAAGGGTGAAACAGCAGTGCTGACAGCCGTACAAAAACAGTATGGTGACAGCATGGTTGACGAAGCTGGGGCAATGATTCAAGAATTACTGTCCGGGCAAAATAGGGAAATGGCAAGAATTCAGCACTTAGCTGGATTAAGATAGCCAAAATCCACAATAGAGTCAAATAAACACTTGACTTTATAAATATTATCGTGTACAATGTTTATTATTGTGCATGTTTAGGCACAAAGCTATAAGGCAAAAATTTAAGGAGGCATATTATGGCAACATTAGCAGAGATCCGTGCAAAGTTAAAAGAACAAGAAGCACGAACAGGTGGTAACACATCTTCAGGTGGCGACAACGCTATCTTTCCTTTCTGGAACATGCAGGAAGGTCAAACAACAACAGTCCGATTTCTTCCGGACGGTGACGAATCAAATACATTTTTCTGGAAAGAACGTTTGATGATCAAACTTCCTTTTGCAGGAGTAAAAGGTCAAAGTGATTCACGACCAGTACAGGTACAAATTCCTTGTATGGAAATGTACGGCGAGAGCTGTGAAATTCTTAACGAAGTTCGTGGCTGGTTTAAAGACGCAAGTCTTGAAGACATGGGTCGTAAATATTGGAAGAAAAGAAGTTATATCTTCCAAGCATTTGTAACTGAAAATGCTCTAGGAGAAGATCAAACTCCGGAAAATCCAGTTAGAAGGTTCATTATTGGACCACAAATTTTCCAAATTATCAAGTCAGCATTGATGGATCCTGATATGGAAGAACTACCAACAGACTATACTGCTGGTGTAGATTTTCGTCTTACTAAAACAAGTAAAGGCGGATATGCGGATTACTCAACTTCAAGTTGGGCAAGACGTGAGCGTCCATTAACGGACGTTGAGATGAAAGCTATTGAAACACATGGCTTGTTCACTCTAAATGACTTCCTTCCAAAGAAGCCTACTGACGTAGAAGTAAAAGTGATGAAGGAAATGTTTGAAGCAAGTGTAGATGGTCAAGCATATGATCAAGATCGCTTTGGACAATATTTCCGTCCAGCTGGTATGTCAGCACGTACAGGTGATCCTAATACTAATAAGGATACTGCTCCGGCAACTCCTGCTCCAAAGGTGGATACTTCCCCAAAGCAGGAAGAAGCACCAAAGGTAGAAGAGCCTAAGGTAGAGGCGGCGCCAAGCACAAGTGGCAAAGCAGAAGATATCCTTTCCATGATTAGGCAAAGGCAACAACAGTAAAAATATATACTAGTGGGGTTAAGCCCCACTAGGCTATTTAAGGAGGCATTATGGCGAAAACTTTTGATCCTACAAAGTTTAGGACACAATTAACAAAATCTATTACAGGCATGAGTGCAGGATTCAATGATCCGACTGATTGGATTTCTACAGGTAACTATGCACTCAATTATCTTATTAGTGGTGACTTTCATAAAGGTGTGCCAATGGGTAAGGTAACTGTTTTTGCAGGTGAATCGGGTGCAGGTAAAAGTTATATCTGTGCAGGAAACATTGTAAAAGCGGCACAAGATCAAGGTATCTTTGTTGTACTAATTGATTCAGAAAATGCATTAGACGAAAGTTGGTTACATGCATTGAACGTTGATACAAGCGAAGATAAATTACTTAAACTTAATATGTCAATGATTGACGATGTTGCTAAAACTATTAGCACATTTATGTCAGACTACAGAGAAACACCAGAGGAAGACAGACCTAAAGTGTTATTTGTTATTGATAGTTTAGGTATGTTATTAACACCTACAGATGTAGACCAATTTAATAAAGGTGATATGAAGGGTGACATGGGTAGAAAACCTAAGGCACTTACTTCATTAGTACGTAATACAGTAAACATGATTGGTTCTCATAACGTAGGATTAGTATGTACTAACCACACTTATGCATCGCAAGATATGTTTGATCCAGATGATAAAATATCAGGGGGACAAGGATTTATCTATGCAAGTTCTATTGTAGTAGCAATGAAAAAATTGAAGCTGAAAGAGGACGAAGATGGTAATAAGGTTACTGATGTACGTGGTATAAGAGCGGGTTGTAAGGTTATGAAGACTAGATATGCAAAACCGTTTGAAGGCGTACAAGTTAAGATTCCATACGAAACAGGTATGAATCCGTATAGTGGACTTGTTGATATGTTTGAAAAACAAGGCCTAATTGTTAAAGATGGAAACAGACTGAAATACATTGATTCAGCAGGAACAGAAATGAAAGAATATCGTAAAAACTGGACTGGTGAACTATTGGATAAAGTTATGTCAGATTATACTAACAAAGAGGATCCTGTGGTAAATATCCAGGTGGAAGACGAAGCAGAAACCGATAAACCAGAGCAGGAGTAAACATACATGGAAAGCAGTCAAATAGTTGATATTTGGAATACTTTTAAAGACAGCTTAGATAAAAAACAAGTCGAACTCGTAGCTGAAAAATTTGTAGAAGTCTGTGCTGATTACGGCACAGACGATACTGAATTTAGAGATTCTATGGGTAGTTGCGATACACTTGATGCGGCCATTGGATACTATCTAGATATAGATGATGATGGCGAAGACGTCGACGATGAATGGGATGAGTAATGGGTTGGTACTCTGAAGTAAGTAGAGATATAAACAAAATACCTGATGCTATAACATACTTTGAATCTGAACTTGTTAATGCAAGAAATGAAGTAAAGTTAAAAGGCAATGTAGAACGTGCCGCGGCAGAGATGCCAGGTATTGTAGAACATAGATTTCATCAATTACAAGAAATTGAAGCAATACTAAATTATTTAAATATTGAATTACGTAGACTACGTAGTTCTTTTTTTAAAAAATATCTTGAAAATTATCAGAGAGCCTTGTCAAGTAGAGACGTTGAAAAGTATGTAGACGGAGAAGCTGATGTCGTTGACTATGAAAAAATTATTAACGAATTTGCACTTCTACGAAACAAATGGCTTGGCTTGCTAAAAGGCCTTGATCAAAAACAGTGGCAAATCACTAACGTGGTCAAGCTAAGAGTAGCAGGCATGGAAGATGCGTCATTATAAATTCCAAGTACCAAAAAACAGTAAAGAACTTAGAGGACAATTATTTGCATATCTTTATACATTTTGTGATGTAAAAACGATATCAGGTCCTCAAGAAATTGAAGAAGATAGACTACTTGCATTTAGTCACCCTTTTGATGACTGGGTGTTTGATGCTATTTCAAAAAATAAATCCATAAATTTTTTCCATATCGATAACGGATATATAGGAAATCATAGGCATAAGACACCTTGGTATTATAGAATAAGCTATAATTCACTACAAAATATACACCCTAAAAAAATGAAAGAAAGTCGCAAAGACTTATTGGAAATGGACGATAATCTATGGAGTGATACATGGAACACTGAAGGAGATTACAACCTTTTAGTGCTACCTAACCAGAGCAATATATTTAAATACTTAGGAGAAGATTATTTGACATGGAAAGATAAAACTGTTAAATATTACGAAAGTTTAAATACTCCTTTAGTCATAAGGGAGAAAACAGGAAAACGCAGACAGAGGTTTGCAGAAGTATTACCTATGATGAAGAAAGCGAAGCAAGTAATTACATACCATTCAATGGCGGCAGTTGAAGCACTATGTTTAGGAAAACCAATTAAAATATTAGGACAAAGTGCAGTTGAACACTGGCAAGAAAGGTCTGACTTTGATAGAACTCCTATGCTTGAACACATAGCTTGGAGTCAGTTTGATAGATCTGATTTTGCAAGTGGTACTGCATGGCGTTGCACATTTGAATATCAGGTGGAATAATGTATAAAGAATTAGATGGATGGCAAACAGTGCAAGGAGATATTTGTTTAAAGAGTGCAAAGAAGCAAGGTTGCGGCCAGATAGAAGAATATCAAAATTTGGAATTGCAAATTGCAATATCCCACTGTTCTAAGTTACGTGTAGCAGTAGATATTGGAGCTCACGTAGGCATAACTGCATATAGACTTTCTCAGTCTTTTGAACATGTTCATGCCTATGAACTTAATACAAATTTATTTCCATGTTTGCAAAAAAATCTAGCTTGGAAAAAATGTTATAATGTAACAACTCATCCTGTTGGATTAGGCGATACAGAAAAAGATGTGGACATAAAAACAACTAATAAAAGTTTTGGCACTCATGTTGATCCTAATGCAAAAACAGGAAAATATAAAATAAAAACATTAGATAGCTTTAATTTAGAACATGTTGATTTTATTAAAATTGATGCTGAAGGATACGAACCTTTGGTAGCTAAAGGAGCCTTGGATACTATAGAACGTTGTAAGCCTATCATACTTTACGAAAGAAAAGATCATCCTGCAAGATATGGTTACTATCAAGATAGTATTAGAGATGTTCTTATGAAATTAGGATACAGAATGATTAGAAAACTAGGTAGAGGTGAGAAAAATGCTGTACTAGGATTTAGACCAGGAATGAGTCCAGATGTTTAGACTGCCACACTTACAAGGAACATTGCCTCCTAGTGAAGCTGAAGATATTGTATTTTTTAGTTGTGATTATGATTATTTTGATAGGCATGGCTACGCATTAGCACAAAGTATAAACAGAACAATAGGTTGGATGCATGTACATTGTCATTTAATTGACGAAGGAAAAATGAACAAAGATGTTTTAAATGAACTTTCTGAAAAATACAAATTTACATATTCGTACGAAGAAACTAATATGGATTTTTATAAATTATTAGCTAAAAACAAAAAACGTATGAAAGAAGGAGTACATATATTTAAGACAGGTGATTTAGATTTCATTGCAAGAAAAACATATCTAGCAAGTGTAAGATTTATGAGATTAAATCAAATATTTAAAAAAGAAAATCAATATGTTTTACAACTTGATTGTGATACAGTTTTAAAAAATGGTTTTCACAAAACTGACTTTAGAGCATTGACAGAACATGTTTCGATTATGCCTAAGCCAAAGGATCCTGCTGTTTTCATTGCAAGTGCAATATGTTTAGGTACAGGACAAAACGGACAGATGTTTAGAGATCTTTTTAGTAGTAGAATGATAGAAGCATTTGAAAAAGAAATATATTGGTATGTAGATCAAGATGTATTAAAATCTGTAATGGCTGAATGGAAAACTATGAACAAGTATTTTCAAGAAATTCCTTACAAATGGGTACCATGGGGGTTGAAAAAAGAAGATATTTTTATGACTGGTAAAGGTAGCAAAAAAGAAGATAAAAGATTTAAATCTGCACAACTTAATTGGTTACCGCCTCACTGGCAAAAGAAAATATTTAGGGAAATTAGAAGTTTGGATGTAAGATCAAAATGACACAAGGTTACCTAATATATCTACCCGACTACAAAGATAGTGTTGCCATGGCTTTACGAGCAATGGAGAGTGCAAAAAAACACGGATGGAGAGTACAGCTATACGAAGGCGTAAATGGTACAAATGTTAGGTTGGAAGATTACAACTTACGCTCGTCATTGGTTAATAAAAAATGTCAACGTTTACTTGAACGTCCTGGGACACAAGGTTGTTTTCTAAGTCAATATCTGTTATGGGAAAAGTGTTTTGTTTCACAAACACCTATGTGCATTTTTGAACACGATGTTATTTTCAAAAGACCCATGGGAGAAATAGAAGATTGTGATGTATACAAGTTTGAAGGATTCAACAAAGCTAAACCTATAGCACCAGGTAATTGGTATGAAGGTGCTAGAGCATATCATATAACACCAGATGGTGCTAGAAAACTACTAGACTGGGTATTTGAAAATGGGGCCATGCCAGCAGACTGGATGCTATGTGATGGTATTGTAGATATGAAATTCGATAAAAACAATAAAGTTACATACAAGTCAGATGTTAGCTTTACAAGAGATCTATCATGATTGTAGAAAAGATAAAAGTAAAAGGCGAAGAAATGGAACCATTAGTAGGCCATGATAGATTACAATACTTGATTGATATCGCTAACACCGTTCCACCATTAGAGCCAAAAGATAAAACCGAAGAAAATAAAATCAGAGGCTGTGTAAGTAATCTATGGGTTACAGGTGAAGAAAAACAAGACGGTACAATGTATTATAAACATGATGCTGATGCATTTATAACAAAAGGTACTGCAAAGATAATAGTTGATATTGTTAATGGAGAACAAAAGAAAGATATTGCAGAACTTACATTAGAAAGTTTTAAAGGACTAGGTATTAGAGAACTTTTAACAATGCAACGACAAGTAGGCTTTGCGAGTTTGATTGAAAGAATAATCAGGATAGCAAAATATGGATAGAATGATATATCAGGTTGCTGTTGGAAAACAAAGTAATTTATATGAACATTGTATTAAAAGCGTAGCAAACTATTGTAAAAAGTACAATATAAAACATATAGTACAGACAGAACCTATACTAAAAATTAGACCGGATCTAAATAGAACAGGACGTAGCAAAGAAGCTGTTGAACGCTTAGGTTATTTGCCTATATACGAAAAGGAAAATGCCTTTGATTACTTAGATCAATTTGAACAAATAGCAATAGTAGATAGCGATATCTATATTAGAGACAATGCTCCAAATATATTTGACCAACTTACTGATCAATATGCCTTTGGTGCAGTAGCAGAAAGAGAATTACCTTGTGCAAAAAAGTACAAGTCTAAAATAAAAAAATATTCTAAATCAGCTTTTGAACATTTAACAGACGTAGACTGGAAATGGAATGAACTAGGTGCAGAATTTTACAACATGGGGTTGATGGTTATCAACACAAACGGGTTCCTACCCTATCTAAAAGGACAAACGCCAAAGCAGTTTCTTGACCGAGAAGAGTTCAAGGATTTCGTAGATGGGGTAGGATACAAAAAATGGTCAACAGATCAAATGCTGTTGAACTGGTGGGTAAAGAAAGAATCAATACCTACACTTAACATGGACTGGAGATGGAATGGGCTTTACAAGGGTATAGATGATAAGCGTTTACCAGAAGCATATTTTGTACACTTTTTCCTAAAAGATCTTTTACCTGAGCGAGGTGAAAACATATCGGCACTAATGGAGGCAATAGGTTGAAACATTTAGTAATGAGAGCTTACAGTACAATAAAGAAAAACTTTCATTATGGTGCACCAGGCTTAGGAGATAGAGTTCACAGTGTGCTTACAGCATATAACTATAGTGTAAAAGAAAATACTCCCGTGACATTACACTTAACCAAGTACCACTGGAATAGACATAAGCCTGAAAGTTGGCCAGAAATAATTAGCCTATTTCCACAAGGACATGTTGCAATTATGCCACACCTTGATTATGAACCTACGAACAATCAAGCCTTTGTAGATTATGTGAAAGATCAAGGCTATGAAAATGCAGAAGGAAAAATATATGCAGATCATCCACAACGATTTGAACCTAAAGAAGGCATAGATTTAACTTCATATTTACAGCACTTCCCACAGCTATCTGCTGAAGACTGTAGTAATGATATTAATTTACCAGAAAAATTTATTACGGTGCAGTGGGATTCAACCTCAAAAAGAAGAGGCATGGATGCAAGGTGGCAAGCAAAAATATTATCTAAGTATAAAGATTACGACATAGTTACTGTAGGCGGACAAGCACAAAATCATTATTTAAAGAATAGTTTAAAACATATAGGGTATGCTATGACGAAAGCAAAGTATCATGTAGGTGTAGATAGTGGATTTTTACATTTATCTCAAGTTTATTTTGCTCCAGAAAACATACACATATATACAAAGAGTGGCTCAGGAAAATGGAGTCATCATATGCACAGAGCAAAAGATAACGGAATAAAAATAAATGCCTAAACTACATACATTTGGTTGTTCAATAACACAAGGTTTTGCACTACCTGATGTAGTAAAACCTATCATGGATTCAAACGGAGAACCGTTACCCGAACACGAAGTACAAAAACTTATGGACAGTGGTTCTGCTAGTTGGACAGATATTCACTTGTATCAACCTAGTGACCA